CAGTGCGCAGGACATCCAGAACAACCTGCAAACGCTTCGCGCTGGCGGATTTACGACTTCGCAATCCGGCACGACGTTAACGATGTCCTGGTAAAAAAGTTGTGTATGCGTCGGCTCTTGATTTTCAAGGCCTCTACACCTTCCCGAACCCTCTTTCCAAGGTTCCCGTAGGGGCCTGCCTTATTGCCGACAACCTGACGGCTAACAAAGATGGCGTGGCGGAAACCCGTCGAGGGCTTGCGGCCCAAGGGACAAGTCTTGGAATTGTCGACGGATGGATTCAAGGGATTTTCAGTTATCAAAATAGGCTGATTTGTCTTTCTATCGGATCAGCGACTTCGCTTGTTTACGATTCTAATGGGTCGTTGTATTTTTCCGCCTTCACTTACAATTATGTATTAAGCGGGAGTTATTATTTCGCCGCCGTTGAGGCGAATAAGAATATGTACATTACAGGAATCTGGCCGTGGAATGGCCCTGCTATGTATACGAGTCCTTTGAAGATGACGGCCTATAATACTGAACCTGTTTCTGCCGGAGTTCCTCCCGGTCTTGATGGAACTGGTGTTCTTGGCGTATCTGGGTCTGGTTTTCTTGGGGCCAACGAACAATGCGCTTATCAGATCGTTTTCGGGTATGTGGATGCCAATGGAAACCTGAATCTGGGAGCGCCTTCCGAGCGAATCCTTGTCGTCAATTCGACGGGGACGGCGCAGAATGTCGTTTTGACGTTCACGGTTCCGCAAGGGTTATCGACGAGTTATTTTTATCAGATTTACCGCACTCCGCAGACCACTTACAGCGCAACTCCATCTTTGAATGTTCCTCCTGGCGCGGAGCCGCAGTTGTCGGCACAATTTAATCTGACCAGTGGCCAAATCTCTGCTTTGTCCGTGACAGTGACGGACGTAACGACGGATGCACTCTTAGGCGCGGCTCTTTATACCAATCCGAGCCAACAAGGAGCCTTACAGCCGAATACGCCTCCGCCTTCTTCTTCTGATCTCTGTTTCTATTCTCAAATGATGTTTTATGCAAATTGTTCGACGCTTCAGACATTGACATTCAGTGTTATTTCTGTAGGAAGCCCGAATGGAATACAGGTTAACGATACAATTATCATTAACGGAATCACATTTACAGCCAAAGCAAGCCAGGCCAACGCTTCTCAGCAATTCGCTGTCTATACGAGTGGTACGGTGTCGGTCAATATCGACACGACGGCACGGAATCTCATCCAGTGCATCAACGCCAATGCCGCGACAACGAATGTCTATGCGATTTATCTTTCCGGTTATGGGGATCTCCCCGGATTAATTGAACTCCAAGCCGTAAATTTATCGATTTCAACTTTTTACGTGACGGCTTCTAGGGGCGGATCATTTTATCCGACGCTTCCTGCTTCTGGTACAACCTTTGGCAGTTCTAATGATGTAACTCCAAATGGAATTTACGTCTCAAAACTCGGACAGCCGGAGGCGGTTCCAGCAGTTAATCTTGTATTTGTTGGTGGAGGGGATCAGCCAATCTATCGGATTTTGCCATTACGGGATCGAGTGATTGTCCTGAAGTCTGACGGGGTTTGGGTCATTACGGGCTCTACTCCACAAACGCTGAGCGTGACGCTTTTAGATTCAACAATTATTTGCATTGCTCCGGCTACAGCAAGACTTCTGAATAATTCGGTTTATTGCCTGACTCAGCAGGGCGTTGTTTCCATTACGGAATCAGGCGTGACGATTCAAAGCCGCGCTATCGAAAGCCAACTGTTAAGTTTGACGGCCCAAGTGTATTCCTATTCTGGCGGGTTCGTGAATATCTCCAATGCGGTTGCCTATGAATCTGAAAGGCTTTATATTTTGCAGATGCCAACGGTATCGACGGATCGTTTCCCAACTCAATGTTTTTGTTACAACTGGATCACGAACGCATGGACGCGTTGGCCCATAGATATGTCGGCTGGTTTAGTGAATCCATACGACAATGTTCTTTATTGCGGACGACCTTCGTTCAATGCGCTTAATATCTATCAGGAACGCAAAAAATACAGCTATTCCGATTATATGGATGATCAATATGCCGTTACGATTACAGGCGTGGACGCGACGGGGCTCGTAGTATCCTTATCCGGCACTCCCTCGGCTTCATGGGTGGGCTATGGTTTGGATCAGACGATTGCAAGCGTCCCCTATGTCGCCATTATTGATTCGGTCGATACGGTTCACAATACAGTTACCGTTGATCTCGTTAACAGTTCTACGCCAAACACGCTGATCCCGTGGGCAAATGCCGCCGCGACGGTTGACGTTCCGATTCCGATAAATTATCAGCAGGCCCCATTGACGGGCGGTTTTCCTCACTATCTGAAGTCTTGGAGTCGCGTAAACTTTTGGTTTAACGGCGGGAATTTCACGCAGATCACGGCAGGATTTACATCGGATGTATCGGGAGTGCTTCAGAATCTTTCGGCTATTATGACGGGCGGCTACGGATTCACGCCTTTCGGGCCAGGACCGTATGGCGGCTCCTTCAATTTCCCGCAACGGATTCAAACTCTTGTTCCGACGCAGAACGCGGAAGCCATGTGGATCATGCCGAGCTTGTCCCTGTCATTCCCTCGCGCCCGATTTTCATGTCTTGGTGTGACGGCAACATATGACATCGTTTCGGATGTGAGCGGATAATGGCGACTTTACCCGCATCGACTTCGCGGCGGTTTAATCCCGCCGATTACAAGACCGCGCCGGACTGGTTTAACGGACGATTTCTTTCGCAGTTGAACTTATTTACAGACCCCGTTTATCTGGCTCTGCTCAATGGCCTGACGTTCTCGCAGAATTTCAACGCGCAGTATTACACCCAGCAGATCACGGCGCAAGCGACGGCGGCGGGGAATGCCTTCAGCTTCAAAAGCACGATTTCAGGCCAGCCGATTGAAGTTATCAAGGCGCAATGTTATCAGGTTGGGAATCTTTCGGTCCCCGTTGCACCGGTTGATTTCTCATGGTATGCGACGGCGGGTGTAGTATATGTGACTTCTGTAACTGGTCTGACGACTGGAACGGTTTATAATCTCGTGCTGAGGATTTGCTGATGGCCTACGTCCAAAACGCTAACGACCCAAACGCGCAACAGCCCGCGACAACAACGCCTGGTGCGGCGATGAATCAACTCCCCGTCACTTCTTCGGGGGTAGGTGCAGGCGCAACGGGAACTAACGTAACGCCTGCCGGATCTCCGCAGGGCGCGGCGGCGGTCCCGAACACAACGCAGGCCCCGCCCGTACAGGACTTGCAGGCGTATTTGACGGCTAACCAGCCGCAGGCCGTTCAGATGGGCCAGAACATCGCTGGGAATCTTCAGAATACGGCCACGCAGGTGACTGGCGACATCGCGGCGGATCAAGCGGCGGCGGATGCGGCGGTCCAAGCGTCAAACGTCCAGCCTAATTCTCAACTTATTACGGAAGCGGCGGCGAATCCCGCGCAATTCGTCGAGAATCCCGCTAACGTAACGGCATTTCAAGCGTTAGAGAATGCCAATTATACGGGGCCAGCGACTTACGAAGCAACTCCGCAATATACGGCGGCTGAAAACGAAGTCACGAATGCCGTCAACAACGCCCCGAACATCAACACGAACGCGGGAGTAGAACAGCTTGTGGCGGGACAGGAAACTAACCCGACACTGGGAATGGAAAATCTTGACCAGCTTCTTTTGCAGGGGACTCCGGCGGCGATGGCTCCGATTGCGGCGGCGGAACAGCCCGTTCAGGCGCTACCGACGACTCTGGCGAACGAAACCACGGCGGAAGATCAGGCGATTCAGCAGGCGATTGCCAATGACTTGGTCGCTCCGCAGGCGGTTAATGCGGCGTTCCTGACGGGGCCGAATGCGGTGGTGCCGACGTGGGAAACAGCTTTACAGAACGAATTATCACAAGCCCAAACGGGGGAGAATGCCTATAACGCTGGAATTTCCAATTACAACCAAGAGCTGAATGCCTTGCAGTCTGAATTAGCCCCTTTTGAAGCAGATATTGCGAATATCGGAGGCCCTTCAACGATCAATTATACGCCTCCGTCATATACACCTTTAACGGCGGCTCCTACCGAGGCGAATGTAGCGACGCCACAAGATTATGCGACAGAGGCGGCTTTAGCACAACTTTTAGGAACTGGATTAGGAACAACTCCAATCAATCCATCCACAGAGAATGAGGCGGGGACATTTTCTGTCCCGACAAATACCCCTCTTACGATGGATCAATTAGTTTCTGGTTATCAGCAACCTTTGATTACGGCGACGAATCAGGCTTTAGCGGCGGCAGGACAGCAGGGTTACAACCCAGTCGTTCAGAATTTTCTAAATGAAGGACAAGCGTTGGCGCAATATCTGGCGCAATTTGATCCTGTCTTTGCAGGAACAGGAGTAGTCGCATGAAAGAGGTGATTTAAGTGAGTCTTTTGGATGATCTGACAGGCGGCGAATCTTCAGCCGCACAGAGCGATCTTGAACAGGCCCTTCAAGCCATTCAAGC